TTGGCGACATGTTCCCGTTGACGGGTATTCCACTGAAGGCCAGGCCGGATGAGCAAGACATTCAAATCCACCCCCAAAACCCTGCATATCTTCAAACCCGGACGAGCACGATGCGCCGATTGTGATCGGGCATCCCGAGACCGATGCGCCTGCGCACGGCTGGATTGCCGCGTTGCGGGCGGACAAGCGCGGCTTATGGGCGATTCCGCGCAAGATCAGCGCGGCGTTTGCGGAGAAGGTGAAACAGGGCGCGTTCGAGAAAATCAGCGCGGCGTTTTATGCCCCGGATTCGCCGGACAATCCGCACCCTGGCCGGTGGAGTTTGCGCCATGTGGGCTTTCTGGGCGCACAGGTGCCTGCGGTGAAGGGCCTGACGCGGGTTGCCTTTGCCGAGCATACCGGGATTGTGACCTTTGAAGAGCCGATTGATCTTGAGGGCAAGGTGTCCGGCACGGGTCTGTTTGCGCAACTGCGCGCCTGGCTGCTTGAACACAAGGGCGAAGAGGTGGCCGATGACGTTTTGCCTGAAGACAAGCTCGCCAAACTGGAAGAACAGGTCGAAGAAGTGCCCGAACAGGCGCAGGCCGAAGACATTGAGGTGTCGCCCGATGCCCCTGCCGAGGATGTGGTGGAAGAACTGGTGCAACAGGTGGCCGAGCAGGTCGAGATCATCGCGCAGTTGTCGGAAGAGAAAGAAAAGCTGGAAGAGCAGCTCGAAAACGGGGAGGCCGAAGGAACGGCCACGGAGGCTGCGGAATTTGCCGAGCGGCTGATCCGGGAAGGCCGTCTCATGCCGCGCCATCGCGGCGCGGTGGTGGCGTTTATGAAACTTGCCAGCGGTCGCAAGGCCCGGCGTAACAAGACCGGCGCGATTGAATTTGGCGAGGGCGAGCGGGCGCGCCCGTTGTTGCCTGCGTTCAAGGCATTTCTGGCGAGCTTGCCGCCGTCGGTGCAGTTTGGCGAAGTCGCGCCCAAGCACCGCGCCGCCGCCAGCAAGCCCGCCATCAACCCGCTGATTGCTGATGCGCAGCGGCGCAATTCCCGCAAATAAGGAACCCTCATGAGTATTCATCACGAACCCAAACATTTAGGCGATGTATTGCTGGTGGAAGTCGCCAGTGGCTGGACCAAAGACCGGGGTACCTATGCGCAACACGCTGAACCCTATGCAATCGGCGCCGTGCTGTCGTTTGTGGGCGGCAAGTATGTGCGCTACGAACACGGGCAGGCCAACGCACCTGCGGCCATTGCCGCCGAACACATTGATGCGACCGGCGGCGATACGCCGGGCGTGGTGATTGCACGCGGGGCAGTGGTGTCCGTTGATGCCCTGATCTGGCCCGATGGCTTGACCGATGCGCAAAAGACCACGGCCTTCAAACGCCTGGATGATCGCGGCATTGTCGCCCGCGCCGCCCTGTAATTTTTCCAAGGAACCTGACATGAACCTGCAAGATCTTTTCACCGCGACCACGCTCTCGGCGGCGATCAACAAACTGCCTGCGCTGCCGACCAAGGCCGGGAGCCTGGGCATTTTCAACGAGCGCGGGATTGCCACGACCACGGTGGTGATCGAGGTGCGCAACGGGCGGCTGTTTTTGGTGCCGAACATCTCGCGCAACGATGACCCGCAACCGGTAGCCAATGCCAAGCGTACCCGGCGCAC